TATTGTTCGAGATACAACTACGCCTGAACAGTTTGGCAATATAATGACGAATGTAAAAGAGTTTGGTGAACCAGGCTTTGTGTTTGTAGAGTCAACAGAACATACAACTAATCCATGTGTCGAGATCGGAATGTTTCCACAGCTTGACGGTAAGTCTGGTTGGCAGGGATGCAATCTTACAGAAATTAATGGTGGTAAATGCGTAACTAAAGAAGATTTCTTTCTTGCATGCCGCGCTGGTGCGATCCTAGGCACACTCCAGGCAGGATATACTGACTTTAAATTCTTACCAGATACGACTAAAGATATTTTTGATCGTGAAGCTTTACTTGGCGTGTCAATTACAGGATGGATGAATAATCCTGATATTCTGTTTAATCCAGAAATACTTGAGGAAGGGGCAGCCATTGTCAAACAAGTCAACAGAGAAGTTGCAGGAGTTATTGGAATCAACACAGCGGCTAGAACAACTTGTGTCAAACCAAGCGGCAATGCTTCGGTTTTATTGCAAACTGCTAGCGGTATTCACGCTGAGCATTCTAGCATGTACATACGTAATGTTCAAATGAATAAAGAGTCTGAGGTTACTCAGGCAATACAAAATCGAAATCCACATATGGTTGAAGAATCAGTTTGGTCTTCAGGCGGAACAGACGTAGTTGTGTCATTTCCAATTCTTCCAAAAGAAGGATCTATGCTCAAAGACGATTTGATCGGCGTACGCCATTTAGAAAAGGTAAAGCTAGCTCAAGAGCATTGGGTAAATGCCGGCACAAACGAAGAGTTATGTGCAGACAAAGGTATCCGTCATAACGTATCAAATACTATCATCGTAGAGGACTGGGATGAGGTAGAGCATTACGTATATAAAAACCGCCATAGCTTTGCTGGTATTTCTTTCTTATCTTCTATGGGTGATAAAGATTTTAATCAGGCTCCAAACACCGGCGTTATCGATGCTGAAACTATGGTAACTAAATACGGAGCTGCTGCAATCTTCTCTAGCGGTCTTGTGGTTGAAGCTCTTAATACGTTTGATAATCTATGGTCAGCTTGTTCAACCGCTCAAGGCATGGGAGATGATCTTTCTGTTGAGTCATCACAAAATGCATTAAAGAAAGATTGGATTCGTAGATTTAATAATTTTGCAAATAACTATTTGAACGGAGATATTAAACAAACAGAATATTGTTTAAAGGATTCGTATCTACTTCATAAGTGGAATAAGATCAATGCTAACTTTAAAGATATGAGCTGGGAACACGATCTGACCGAGAAGAAGTATACTGACGTTGATACGTTAGGTGCTGCGGCTTGTGCAGGCGGAGCATGTGAGATTGATTTCTAATGACAATTGAAAAAAGTTTTATAGTCGAATGCAATTATTGTGATGTTGAAGCAGAAATATATGCTGAAACACACATGTCTGTTGAGTATTGTCCATTTTGTGGCGAAGAGAATAATGCTATAGAATTAGACTCAGACGAATATTAAGATATATAGACCTATGTGGGTTTATGAAAATAAAGATTTTGATCAAACCCCTGATGAATTTCAGGGGTTTGTTTATATGGTAACCGAGTTAGATACCGGTAAAAAATACATTGGCAAGAAGTTTTTCTGGAAGCCAAAAGTATTACCTGTGACTAAGACACGCAAACGTAGAGTCCGCACAAGAGTAGAATCTGATTGGCGTACATATTACGGTTCAAGTAAAGAAGTACAAGCGTTAGTCGAGTCTAAGGGAAAAGATAATTACAAAAGAGAAATACTAAAACTTTGTAGGACAAAGGGCGAATGCTCTTACTACGAAGCAAAACTCCAATTCAAATACGATGTATTGTTATCTGATGAATATTATAATGAATTCATTGGTTGTAAAATACATTCTAAACACGTACGCATATAAATAAATTTAGTGAGGATGATATGGTCAGACCAGTATATGAAGTGATTAGGCGCACCAAGAATAAGCGCAATAAAAAAGATAAAGCCAATGAACTTAAACAAAACGAGTCTTGGGCTTTAAAAGATATTTTACGTGGATCGTATGACTCTACCGTAAAATTTAGCTTTCCTGAAGGCGATCCGCCTTTCACCCCAAATCAAGAACACAATGCTCCATCAAACCTTTTAAAGGAACACAAGAGATTTATCTACTTTGTTGCTGGAGGTCCTGGTGATGACATGCCGCCGTATAAAAGAGAAAGAATTCTTTTTGAAATCTTAGAAGGCGTGCACCCAGAAGATGCCAAGCTTGTTGTAAATATGATTAATAAAAAAACATTAGAGGGCATTTCGAGGCCGGTAATTGAGGAAGCATTTCCTGGATTACTGCAAGATTAGATTATGATTATGTGACTTTCTTTTACTTTAAAGGAGACATTTATACATGTCAGAAATTCAACTGAACCGTCTTAGAAAAGATTCGATTGAACTAAAAGAATATGCTCAGAAACTTGAGCGCAAAGGTAAGATCTCACTAATGCAAAAAATTCTTCTCAAACGAAAATATCTAGACAATCGTATAAAAGAAGCTTCATAGTAAAAATAGGAGTGTACTTCCCCCATATAGTGTGGTATAATAAAGTATCAATACTTAATGGGGGATAGTATACTGTGAATATATTCGTCTTAGACAAAAATCCAATAGTTGCTGCTCAATTACAATGTGATAAGCACGTCGTAAAAATGATCGTCGAGTCAGCTCAGATGCTTTCAACGGCTCATCGTATGTTAGATGGGCAAGAATACAAAGCTCCATCTAAATCAGGTAAACGCATGGTTAAAAAGTGGAAACTTAAAAACCATGATGACGTTATTTATAGCGCTGTACATATGGGTCATCCTTGTACCGTATGGACTATGGAATCAAATGCTAATTACGAATGGCATTACAAACATTTTATTGCTCTATGTGACGAATACACGTTTCGTTATGGTAAGACTCATGGCACAGATATTAAGCTTAGAGAGATTCTTAAAAAAGTTCCTTCTCATATACCCTGGACAAATCTATACACGCCGTTTAAACTTGCAATGCAGCACGAACCTCAGTGTATGCATGAAAATGATCCAGTAAGATCTTATCAAGAATACTATCAAACTAAACAGGATCGTTTTAAAATGATATGGACTAAGCGTGACGTCCCGGAGTGGTTTAATGTTTGCGCAGCTTGAATACAAAATACTGGAAGAACTTAAGTTTGGAGACCCAGACAAACCAGGTACATGGCTAAGACTTGAGGAAAGCGAAAGAGGAACTAAAGTCATTAGACATTGGTCATCTTTATCTAAACAATGGAATGTCATGTATAGATACAGTGTAGAAGAAAATTGGGAAAAGTGGAAGAGATTATCATGCCGATCTATACAGTCAGAAGAGATAGCGAAGAAGCCGAAAGGTCGTGGGAAGTCTCGTGCTCGTGGAAAGAACTCCAAGACATGCTAGAAGAATATAAGCTAGTTCAAGTTTTATCTGCTCCTAGAATTGTTGAATCTACAGGTGGAGTTTTGTCTAAAACGCCAGATAGTTGGAAAGAACATCTAGGTCGTGTCAAGAAAGGTGCTGGCCGAGGAAATACCGTAAAAACATGAAAAGAAATAAACAACCAAATAATTCTATGACGGTACGTCTAGACGATCTATTAGAATATGATCCGTTAACCGAAACACAAAAGGTTGCGTTTGACTCTTGGGATGACGATAATAATATGGTATTGGCAGGATCTGCCGGAACTGGTAAAACATTTGTAGGAATGTACCTTGGTTTAGAAGCAGTTTTAGATCCCAATAGTCTACAAGATAGATTGATTATCATACGATCCATGGTTCCAACGAGAGATATGGGATACTTGCCTGGCACTAAGGCAGAAAAAGAAGAAGCATACATTGCTCCATATAAAGCTATTGCCTGTGATTTATTTGGAGATAAGGGATCTTGGAGTAAAGCGATATCTTCAGGTAAGATTCAATTTGAATCTACTTCCTTTATCAGAGGTGTAACTGTAGATAACGCTGTGATATTAGTAGACGAGATGCAGAATCTAAACTTCCATGAGCTAGACTCTGTTATAACGCGTGTTGGTCGAGATTCACGAATTATATTTAGTGGTGATCATCTACAAACTGATTTTAAATATGAAGATGATAAAACTGGAATATATAAATTCCTAACTATTGTAGAACAACTAAAGAACTTTGATATAATCAATTTTGGATGGCAGGATATCGTGCGATCTGATTTTGTAAGAGACTATATAATGACAAAAGAAATGCTTAACCTATAGGAGGATTATATGGCA